TACCTTTTGATCTACGATACCAGTTTCCATACTAGCATCATCAAATGGCAACTCTTTAAACCATGCAGGAATGTGTGTTTCATCTGTGGGATAACCTACACTACTATATCCTAATGGGTTGTCTTTTAACTTACACACCACAGTTTTCATACCATCAACAATACTCATGCTGTATTGATCACCCATCATGCGTTTTAAGTTATTCCAGTTCATAGCCGCACGCACATGTCCTGGCATGTTGGCTTTACCTAGACGCTCTTCTTCTTTAGTGTATTTGGTTAGATTGTTTACACGCTTAGGAGTGCCTTTTTCCCAAGCCGGACGCTCTGTAAAGATCAATTTGAAGTCACGCACTTTGTCAATAATAGCATCACGCTCTGCGCCTGTTAATACAGATAATAAGACGTCACTTAAGAAGTCTTGGATTACTTTTGGAGTATCTGATCGTTTCAAATCTAGGCCCATGGCTTTTACTTTACCAGGTGTACCGTGAGTGTCTAACCGATGCCCTTCCATATCATAGATTAGCACAGCATAACGTTTCTTCTTGATGAACAGGCCTTTGAGTGCTACTAGCTCACGACCACCTTTGATCAAGTCGCCTTGACGTCGTGGAGTGTGGAAAGCCTTTTCACAGAACGCTGGAAAACTTTCATTGACCTGATCAGCGATGCTGTCATATAAGCCTACTGCAATGTCTTTGTTCCATTCCATCTTGCCTGCTTCAACATCGGCCTTGACCATTGGATACGCACTAAAGTAACACGAGTCTGTGTCACCATAGATAATCGCTTCACCAGTATGATCATACACGCCAGTGATACACTCGTTAATATAAGCATCCATGTGCTTGGCGATAGTTCTACCTGTCAATGTAGTTGATTGTCCGATACGTTTATCAAAGAAACGACACCCTGGATTTAAGATAGCACCGTATAAACTGTTAAGGTTAATCTTTTTAACCAACTGTCGCTTGTCCCAGAATGCTGTATCTTCATCTGTGACAGCTTCTTTCTTCTTAACCTGCATGTCTTGACGTTCAGCATACCAACGCTCTAGTAAGCCCGGGATAACACCTTTGCGTTCATTGTTAAAGATAGTACCATTGGCTGATAATATCCATGGTTTGTTACTATCAAAGATCAAGCGCCAACAATCTGCGGCACTTAGTACATCACTGGTACCGTTAGCCCAGTCAATGGTAATCTCAGTACCCACTTCACCATTCATAACTGCGGTGTATTCTAAACTGCCGAACAAGTTTTCCCATGCGTCAGCAAAACTACTACCTGATGTTTGTTTTTCTTTAATATAATGTTCGGTCATTGTAGGACGTAGTTGCCCGACGATAGTTTCTGGACCCATGTTAAGTGCGCGAATAGCTGAGGGGTATAGTGAGTTAATGTCGATAGCGCCAATGTAATCATGCATACCTGCTTTAGGAGTCGCTACATAAGCACCTGCGGCCTGTGTATCAAACTGTTCATCACGATTACGATTTGGAACAATCATACCTAGTTGATGTGCTTCGTTAATGATAGCCTGTTCAGTAACTGCTACTGCACCCATAGTTGTCTGTAGTAGCACTGTGTTGTCATGCGCTAGTTCATTGGCAAGATCTAGGAAGCGTAGTTTTGTATCTAGTTTGTGTAACAAGGCAGTGTCTTGACGATTGTATTCGATAAACTTAGCAAAGTCTTTGTTATATAATTGATCTAGTGTACCTTCGTACTGTGTTTTACTTTCACCTAGTTCATATTCTGATATAGCATCTAAACTATAGCTGTGGCGTTCTTCATATGTATATTTGCGATATAGTTGCATATAGTCCATATGGACACGACCAATAAGGTCAAAAGTCATGTTAGCCGCACCAAAGCGTTCAAACTCACGCTGTTTAGGAAACTGTCCCCACAAACAGAATCTGCGTGTATCATCTTTGCTTAAGACACGATTGGTACGCTGTACCATGTATGGGATATCAAACCCTTCTGAGTTCCAACCTGACAATATATCAGCGTCATCAATCAAGTCCAAAAACGTTTTAAGCAGGTCTTCTTCACGTTCCATCAGGAAACAGTTGTCATATTGTTTGACAATCTCTTCAGCTGTTTCCCACGACATAGATTTGGGTGGAATAACCATTGTGACCAATTTATCTAACCAATCGAGATATACCGATACCGCAGTGATTGGATTGAATGGATCTTCTGGACGACTGAATCCTCTGACGGGGTCGAAGTCGACCTCAATGTCAAAAAATGCTGTTTGTAGTTTGGGTGATTTCTGCCCTAGATAATTTTCTTCGAGACAACGGAACACGGGATTGATGTCGCTTTCCCAGATGCGTTTACCGCTGTTAATTTTAACTTCTTTGTGGAACTCTTTGCCTACACGTGTGCTAAATTTTGTTACAGGGGTATCATAGATAGTGCGAAACTTACCACGAGGATCATCGTAGTAAAAAGTATAGTTGGCTGGAAATTCTTTATATTCTCTCTGTCCATTCACACGCTCAACGATGTAAATGCGATCTTTTGTTCTATCGAACAATGCGTCTACGTAACTCATCTTTTTCCTTTTTGTGCGACTTCTAGCTCACACACACTCTTCATGCCCGGGTGGGCGTTTTATTAATTATACAGCAATCTGCCATAGCCCACAAGATCAACTAAGAAAATAGTTAGGCTAGTCATGAATAATCCAAAACTTCCTCTGCTCAATGCTGAATACATGCTAATAGCCAAACAGCAAAAGAACAATGGATAAACAACCAAGAACGGCACATCAGGTACGGTGGCAGCAAATGTTACTACTACTATGATGTTTAGAAACCAATTGAAGACTTCTAAACATAATCTGACTGGGTGACCGTGCCAATCTCGCTTTACAAAATCAACAGTCTTGTGCCAATCGATCAAACTGTGCGACCAACAGTTTCTAAGATGTCAGTAACTGTTTCGTGATCAGCATTGGTTTCGGTTAGTTTTGACTTTTGAGCAATCTTAATTGCTTTTTTGAGCAAACTAGGTTTGATTTCTAATTCTTCTGCTACTGCTTTTACAGTATCGTTCAAGCCTGCGCTCAAATCTTCTACTTCTTGTAATACAGCAATACCTTCGTTAATTAGTTGAGTTAGTTTAGCTTTTTGCTCGCCTGAAAACATTTTTGATGCCATGATGTGGCTCTCCTTGGTTGAAAAATATATTATACTATAATTATATATGCGTGTCTAGCTCTTTTCAAAAAATTCTATGATTGGATCAACTATTTCTTTTTTAACCCTGTCTTTTATAATATCAACACTAAAAAATAATTGGTGATTGTGTTTGGCTTTTTGGTCGGTGATAGAATCAAATTCTACATACTCGAAAGATTTAATATTGTCAAGAATTTTATTAAGTCTTTTGATGCTATCAAATTCAAGATCATAACTTTCATCGAATAAATTGCCATAGGTTTCGAATCCTAAACTTGTCAAGTGTTCTAATACTCTGGGTTGTCCCCAAATTAAAAACGGATGATAAAATGCTATAGGTTTAAATGTTTTTTCTGTTATATGTAATTCAAACTGATTATTAATTCTGGTTTCGGATACTAGGCTAAAATAAGTATCGTTGTACCACTCAGGATTAAAATACCTTTGATTTTGCATAGTTGATCCATAAAAATTTGTTGGAGCATCGTTAGGAAGATATCTTCCTAATCGTTCGATGTAGCTATAAACAAAATCATCTAAATAGTTTGTAACTTGGTCAAATAATAGATCGTGGCTTTCTTTACGTAGTCCCATAGGCATCAAGGCTTTTTTAACATATTTCCTATTAGGGTTATATTGATCATAACCTTTTCTAAAATATAATAACGCTTCGTGATACCAAAACCAATTTTTAGCAGTTAATTTAAAAGAATTGTCAATAGCTGGATCTCTTTCGCCCCACATTAGATCTATTACTAATGGATACCCTTGTTGAACTAGTTCTTGATACCAATCAATGTTGCTTGGATTTGCTACTAATAATGAATTATCTTTATTTGGGATAGTATCTTCAACAAATACTATATTAAAGTAATCTTGAATAATATGTGTAAATGCTACTTGATGGAAACTAGTCCAATTACTTTTTGATAATACCAAATTGATCTTCATGAAATCCTACATTTACGTAATATTCTAGTGGCGGTTTGGAATTCTAGTGCCAGATCATCGTATAGGTCTTCTGGTGGACGTTCTGCATAGGCACGATTTAAATAGGCCATCTGTCCCATGTCACTATAGTAGACTTCAGTAGGCCAGCGTGGACGCCCCCATTCCATGCTGTTGATTAACAAGCATTCGTCGCCTACATTTTTCAGCAATTCTTTTTTGGCTTTTACGGGAAGATTGACGCTGGTTAATAGTTTAACACCTACGGGCACTGTGTTGACCTGCGGTTTATCTAAATAATGTGCAAACAGATGCACTATGTAGGCTTCTAGATTTTCTGACAGATTTATAGTGAGCTCGCATTCTGCCCTGCGAACTAGTTCATAGGATTCTCTGACGTAGATATCCCAGTTGGACATTATGCGTCTGTGTCTGTGTCTGCTAATGCTTGTGCCATCGCCAGACCTATAATTGCATCTGGTGCTGTCACTGTATATTCTTTATCATTGATTACAAAAGTCATTTCCATCATTTTTTCTTCCCCCTGCGCATATTAATCTGCCAACGTGCTAGCTGTCCTTTACGTCCTGGTGCTTTTGATGCTTTTTCTAATTGTGCTATCGTAGCACCTTTTGGTATACCGTGGCGTTGGCTATCACCAGGTCGTCCTGGACCTTTGCCATCAGCAAAGTTTTCTTCAATTTGATTTAGATGTTGTTGAATTTTCTTTAAACCCCTTTGATCTAAATCATCTAAATGTTCTTTACCAGTGAGCTTTTTAGTAAGTGCAAGAAAACTAGGTTCGTTATCCCATTTGATTCCTTTACGGTCTGCTAACTTATGTATGGTATCGGGTGTTAGTGCTTCTGTTAGAATATCTTTAATTTTCATTATCTGCGGGCACCAATCATACCTGTTTTAAAGCTAGGAGCACTGGTATAGCCAGTCCTCTTGCCTCTCTGTGCCTGCACTTTTGTGCCAACTTTGCTGGTAACCATTAATTCAGTCCATGCTATCTGATTTCGCACAAATACCCTAACTAATTCATCAAATTCTTTTTGGCTGGCTTTGTCTTTGGCTCCCGGACCAACTGCACTTACGAATGCGTCTGGTGGTACGGTTAATCCAAGATAGCTGGCGAAGTGGAATAGTTGCCCGAAAGTATTCTGCCAACCATCATCACCACCCGATACTAAACAGCCAAACACTTTACCGTATAATGGTTGAACATTGTTTTTAATACCCCAATCATCAAAATATCCCATACGTTCCATAACGGCTTGTATATAACTACTGTAAGTTCCCCACCAAATTGGTGTAGCGAATATCACGGCATCATAGTCTAATATTTCTCGCAATAGTGCTGTCATATCATCCGCAGTGCCATCTCGTTTGGCCATGTCTATACCAGGTTCGAATTTCAAATCTCTGAGGACTATCTCTTTAGTTTCTATTTTG